CCGGCTCGGGCTTCGGCGCCGCCTTCGGGGGCGCGCCGGACGTGTCGGCCTGCTCGTCGTGGTCGAAGAGCCGACCGACGAAGGGGATCTCGTCGTAGAAGGTCATCGCTTCTCCTTGGTGGTGAGGTGGGTGAGCGGCCCGAAGTAGTCCGGAGGGCCGTCGGCGTTGCGCCTCGTCGGGGGCTCCTTGGCCTCCGGGCGTCGCTCCGGCTCCCGACCCGTCTCGGGGTCGCGCGTCTCCTGGGGGATCCGGCGGACGGCTTCCGTGAGCTCGTCCAGCCGGCTGAGCACGAGTCGGCGGAACGCCCCCTCGTCGTCGACGACGCGGAGACGGTCGGTCTGCTCCGCGCAGTACGCGCGGACGGAGGCGTCCCGGCAGGTGCGGAGCACCGCGAGGTCCTGGGCGTCGAGGCTCCGGTCCGCCAGGCCCTCGGCGACGCGCTTCTTGAGCGCGGCCGGGTCGGCGGGGATCGTGACGCCGCTGATCTCGAGGAGCCGGGCCTTCTGGATCACGATCCCGTAAGCCGCCAGCCCGAGCGTCTTCCGCTCGTCCTCGCTCGGCACGCGGAACGCCAGCGTCCGCCACCGGACGGAGACGGCGTTCAGGAAGCCACGGCGGTAGAGGCCGTGGACGGCCCGGCTGAACGGGTCCTCCTCGTCAAACTCGACGGTCGCCTCGAGGTGGGCGCCGATCTTCTTCGGGGCCTCGTCCGCCTTCACGGCCCGGACGTCGACCACCTTCCCGATCGGGAGGGATCCGCGCTCGGCGCTGAACCCGTGCTCCCACAGGAAGACGGGGTTCGTCCGGAACTCCGCGAGGTCCCAGCCCTTGGTCTCGATGATGTCCCCGTCGCGCGCCACCCGCTCGGTGGAGGCGACGAAGACGATCGGGTCGAGGCCGCCGTCCGTGCCCATCTCGCGGGCCTCGAAACGGGGCTCGACGCGGACGTCCCGCACGAGGTCGCCCTCGGCGTTCGGCCAGTCGGCCACGGCCAGGAGCTGCTCGACGAACTCGGGCGTCCCGACCTCGATCACGTTCCGCTTCGCGGTCATCGTCTCAGTCCTCCACGGGCGCCCAGTCGCAGCGGCAGTTGCAGATGTTCGCGGCCGATCCGGCCGGGTCTCCGGGGTGGAGCAGTCCGTTGGTGAAGGGCTCGCCGACGGCGCGGACCTCGCCGTCGATGTCGTGCGGCGGCTCGACGCGAACCTCCTCGTCACCCGCCGTGATCCACTCCCCGCGCGGCACACCCTCGTCGACGGCGGTCCGGTAGACCGGGGTCTGGGTGGCGACGAGGGTCTCCGTGCGCGCGATCGTCGCGGCCTTGACGTGGTCGACCTGGTAGCGGTGGACGACGGCCTCCCGCACGGCCGTCAGGTCGGAGCCCTTCGTCGCCACGGTGCGGGCGATCGTGTCCCGCACGCGCGCCGTCTGGTGGCCGCTGATCGTCTCGTAACGGGCCGGCGCCTGCTCGAGGAAGGCCAGCACCGCCGGGCTCTCCATCGAGACGAACCCGACGTCGAGGCTCTTGATCGCCCGCTCGACGATCTCCCCCGTGACGGCCCGCGTGGAGCCCGAGAGCATCTTGGCCCACCGGCCCTCTTGCTCCTTGAGCCAAGCGAGCACGCTCGCGGCGTCCACATCCTTGCGGCTGAACCGACCGAGCGCGCCGAGCACCTCGCGCAGCCGGGCATTCAGGAAGCTCCGCGTGATCCGGAGGATCTTCCGCTCCCCCGGCGCGTAGACCGCGCGCACCCGGTGCTGCCACCGCTTCTCGCGGTCCTCGCTCCGGCGCCTCCGCGTCCAGAGCATGAGCCCGCCCGAGGCGCGCTCGACCACGTACCCCTCGACCGCCTCGAGGGTGACGCCGGGCATGTTCCGCCACGGGCCGAGCGCCGAGCGGTCGGGCTCCTCCTCGTCGTCCTCGTCGCCTTCCGGCTCGTCGTCGTCGTCCTCGAGCGCGGGGGGCTTCACGCCGAACGCGGGCGGGGGGGCGGGCTTCTTGCTCGTGAACGACGGGGTCCCCGTGGACCCCATGATCTCCTCCGCCTGCTCGGGGGTGAGGTTGAAGAGGACGATCAGCTGCCCGATCCCGGAGTCGCGGGGGATCAGCTCGTCCGCCACGGCCTGGACGATCGAGAGCGCCGCCTGGATCTGGGCCCCGTTGAGGACCGCCTCCTGGGTGACCTCCACGGCCTGGGTGCCCTGGGGCTCCTCCGGCTCCGGCTTCGCGGCTCCCGTCTCCGTCTCGCCGTACGGCACGGAGACCGGCTCGAGGTCCATCTCCGCGTGCGCCACCGAGACGGGCACGAGCCCGGCCGACACGAGGCCCTCGTCGCCGCTCGGCTGGTCCTCGTATCCGAGGTGCCAGCGCCGGTTGACCTCGTTCAAGGGGAAGCCTAGCTGGCGGTCGACCACGGCGTTCGCGCGCCGCTCGCTCTCCTCCATCTGGAGCTCGGGGATCTCCGAGGTGTCGTACACCGCCCGGACGGCCGTCTCGGCCCGGGACGGCGCCCCGATCAGGCTCATCTCGCGGCCGGCCCCGCGCCCCCACAGGAGCTGCCCGTCGATCACGGACTCGATCTCGTCGAGCAGCGGCCGCTCGGTCTCGCCCCAGAACAGCCGCCGCGCCTCCCGGCTCGTCTCCCGGTGGACGTCGGAGACGATCCCGAGCATGAAGAGCGTGAGCCCGTAGACGGTCGCGATCTCCTGTCGCGACCACTCCCGCATCGCGAGCCACTCCATGTCCTTCGGGCTCATCGCGAGCGCCTGGAAGTGCGCGCCCCCGGACATGAAGGCGACCTTGCCCGCGTTCTCCGCGCCCTCGTGCTGCTTCCGCCACCGCTCCCGCTGGCGGTCCACCTGGTCGTCGGTCCACTCGACGTCCGGGTCCTTCGGGCTGATCAGGCCGCTGATCGCCCCGTTGTTCCGCAGCAGCGCGTTGTTCCACCGCCCGGCCGCCGCGTCGCCGCTCAGCGCGATCGCCGCCGCCTCGAGCGGGCTCTGCCACCCGAGGGGGTTCTGCGGGTTCATGTAGCGGTGACAGACCACCTCGTGCGGCTCGAGGACCTCCGTCGTCCCGCGCGCCGAGTGGAACTCCCACCCCTCCACGAGCCCCGAGGTCGGGCTCTGGAGCGGACGGAAGAGGGACGCCTGGGCCGGCCAGATCTCGGACGGGATCTCCCCGGGCGTCAGGCGGTCGCCCCGGCCCCGGAGGATCCAGAAGCACGCGCCGTCGAGGTTCTTGAGCGTGACCGTCCAGCGGGTGAGGTCACGGCTCGACAGCTCCGGGTTCGGCCGCCGGAAGAGGTCCGCCCACGGGCCTGTGGTGACCTCCGTCGGCTCGTCCTCGGGCCCGGTGAAGAGCCGGATGGGCACCCCGGCCGCGTTGTCGGCGAGGATCCGGATCGCCCGGTAGCACCAGACGCTCGCCTGGTAGGGGTCGAGCGTCTCGAGGCCGACCCGCTGCGAGGGCCGGAGCCAGTGCGGGTCGCGAAGCGGGTCGTGGATCGCGTAGGTCCGCACCGAGCGGGGAGCGGGCGTGCTGCCCTTGCGGACGATCCAGCGGGCCAGGCCCTCGATCAGTCTCACTCGTGCCGCTCCCTCGTCGGGACGTGCGCTCGCTCCGGCACGACGGGAGCCTACCACCGTGTAGGCTTACGCGCAAGCCTACAATGCCACGATGACACGGACGGGGGGGGATCGCACCGTGTCAGGCGTACACGATGCGGGGCGCGCGGCGGGTCGCCTGGTGGGCCGCGTAGGACAGCACGTCCACCTGGTCGTCGTGCCGGCCCGAGGGGAAGGTGAGCAGCTCGGCTTCGAACGCGCCGAGCCATGGGGCCTCCTCGGGGAACCAGAGCGAGCCGTTCTCCGCCAGCACCGCCGCCGGGGTGGCGCGCTCCTCCTTGCTCTTCGTCCCGGGATCGAGCGGCCGCAGGTGGACGCCCTCGATCCTCGCCGCCTGGAGGATGCCCGTCCCCGAGCCACGGTCCTCGACGCCCGTCCACTGGACGCGCGCCTGGTACGCGCGGCGCGCCCGCAGGATGAAGGGCAGCTGGTCGGGCACCGCGAGCTTCTCGCGCCAGACGTCCACGACCACGAGCTCGCGCTTCGGCGTGAGGGCGAACGTCCCGACCACCGTCCAGTCGTTCGCCATCCCCGGCTTGAGCGCCGTGTCCACCGTCTGGAACCACCGGCAATCCCGGTGGAACACGCGCCGGACCTGACCATCGGGGGCGATCAGCTCGAAGTACGCCTCGCCCTGCGCGGAGCAGACCCCACTCCGGTAGTACTGGAACCACGACCGGCGGAACACCGCGCCCCCCGCCGGCGCCGGCCGCTGCTGGTACTGCGCTTCGAACGCCCGGCTCCCCATGTCCCGCCGGAGCTCCTCGAGCGCCTCGACGGGGAACCGCTCCGGCCAGAGCGCCTCGCCGGGCTCGCGGCCGAGGGGGTCGTCGTCCTCGGCGATCGCCCGGAGCGTGATCACCCGCCAGGGGTGGTCGGGCTCCGCCGTGAGCCGGCCGATGAGATCCTCCTCGTGGAGCCGCTGGTGAAGCACGATCACGGACGCGCCGGGCTCGAGCCTGGAGCGGGCCTGTCCCTGCCACCAGTCCCAGACGCCGAGTCGTTTCGTCTCGCTGTTCGCCTCCGCCTGGCCCTCGTGCGGGTCGTCGATGACCATCAGGTGCGGCCGGAAGCCCATGATCGTCCCGCCGATCCCCTTCGTGAGCATCCCGCCGCCGGCTGTCGTGGACCAGTCGCCGCGCGCCTGGGAGTCCTCGGCGAGCCGGACCTCGAGGCGGTCCTGCTCGGACTCGAGGACGTTCCGCACCTCGCGGCCCCACCGCTGGGCGAGCGTGGCGGTGTTGCTGGCGAGGATGACGTTCCGTGCGGGCCAGGCGTTCAGGAACCAGACGGGGGTCCAGACCGAGAGGTAGCGGCTCTTCCCGTGCCCGGGCGGCCACTCGATGATGATCCGCGCCCCGCCGTCCGCGAGCGCGTCCCGCAGGATCCCGTCGAGGTGCTCGAGGTGGCGGGCCCGACGCCAGCGGCCGTCGCTCAGGTACTCGGCCGTCGCGGCCGGGCTAGCGTGCCGGAGGCGCTGGGCCCAGAGCCGATCGCATCCGATCGAACGCTTCACGGGCCTCTCGATTCTCGAGCAGGTCCCCGAGGCTCGGCTCCGCCCGGGCCGTCACGTCCACCTCGTGCTTCTCGACGTGGACGCCGAGGATCTGGAGCAAGAGCTTCCGGTCCGCGTGGCCCTTGATGAGCGCGTCGTCCCCGAGCCCCAGCGCCGCCTCGAGCGACGCCTGGAGGAGATCCGGCACGAACCGCTTGGCCGACTCGCGGATCGCCACCCCCCACCAGCCGATGAACGCCAGCGGGTGCGCGGAGAACCAGATCTCCCACGAGTCGTCCGTGAGCCCGACCGCGCGGGCGACGGCCGTGTGATCCACCGCCAGCGGCTGCGGGGACCCCCCCTCCCCGCGAGGTCGGCGGTCGATGAGCCGGCGCGTGAACTCGCGGGCGTACCGCTCCATCTCCGGGGTCACGGTGAAGAGGGCCGACGGGCGGGGGGCCGGCGGAGGGGCGGCGGGGCGCTTGCGCGACCGGCGCGGCTTCGGCTTCGGGGCCTTGCCGTTGCCGTTCGAACGCCCGTTGCCGTTGCTGCCGCTCATGCGGGAAGTGTGCCACGCGTAAGCCTACACGTCAACCTCGGACCCGGAAGTCGTCCTCGTGGACCTGGTACTCCGGCATCCGTGAGCAGAGCGAGCAGAGGCGCTTCGTGACCGGCCCGCGCCGGATCAGGATGTGATCCCGGCCCGCCAGCAGCAGCCGCGAGCAGTCCGAGCAGCGGGCGTCCACGGGGAGCATCTCGGTCAGACGCTGCATGAGTCGGCTCCTTCCCCGGCCAGAGACCGGATCTCGACGTACGTCTTCGCCGGGGACCCCTGGGCCGCCCGGTACTTCCACACGCACCCGTGCACCACCTGGGCGTCGTCCGCGTACGCGATCCCGTTCAGCGCGTCGCTGACGGCCTTGCCGACGTTGTCCCAGTCCTCGGGCCCGGTGTCCTTCATCTCGGCCCGGCGCGGCTCCCGCTTGCGATGCCGGCTCTTCGGCATCGGCCACCAGGCGTAGATCAGGAGCTCGACGGGGCCCTCGAGCGGGGTCACACCCGCGGCCTGGGCCGAGAGCCGAACACGGTTCTCGAAGTCGATCGTGGTCTGCGGGGTGTAGACGTGCCCGCGGCGTGTCATCCGTGGCCGGCCCTTGGCAACGGGGATGCCCGGGACCTCGAAGGCAATCACGGCCGCCCCCGGAGCAGCCGGCGCACGATCTTCGCCAGGAGCGAGTGCTCCGCCTCGAGGTCACCCCGTCGCCGGGCGAGGGTGAGGTCGCGGTAGAGATCGGCCGTCGTCCGCTCGTCGGGGTCGCGGCCGGCGGCCGTCAGACGGAGCTGTCGGTTGGTCATCGGACACCTCCAGATCCCACGGAAGGGAGTCAGTGGAAAGGTGAGCGCGTAACGGCGCGCGGCGCGTCTCAACGCGCGCGCACGCGCAGTCCCCGTAGGGGACCGGGGTTTTGGGACTCGGCATAAGTCGTGGATTGACAGTCCTCTTCGCGTCCCGAAACCGGGTTAGCGGGACTGGGACTGGGACTCTCGTAAGTCCTTTGTTTCCAGGGTGTCCAAGGTCCCGAGTCCCACTGGGACCGTGGGACTGGGACTCGAATGGGACTCCCCCCGCGGTCATGCCTGGAACCCCTCGTCGAGGATGGCCCAGGCGCCCTCCTTCGGCTGCTGGATCCGCCCCTCGGATTCGAGCTTTCGGAGCCACCGGAAGAAGGTTGACCTCGGAATGTCGGCCCCTCTCGTGCGGCTCACGGCGTCCAGGAGTTCTCCCGTCCCCATCGGGGCCGGAGCGAGGGCCTGGAGGATGAGCATCTTGAGCCCGGTGTCCTCCGGCCGCCCGCCCGCGCCGACCTTCTCCCGGGCCTGGTACGCCGCGACGGCCTCCGGGGTCGGGTTCTCCCAGCGGGCATTCTCCCCACGCCACCCGAGCACGACGGTCTCGTTGCCGACGTAGCGGCCCTTGGCGACGATGATCTCCCCGAAGTGCTCGTTCTCGGCGCTCGGGTGGTAGTAGTGCTCGCGGTAGAAGAGCAGCACCTGGTCGGCGTCCTGCTCGATCGAGCCGGACTCCCGGAGGTCGGACATGCGGGGCCGGGGAGGGCGCCGGTTCTCGGGGCCCCGCGAGAGCTGGGAGAGCAGCACGACGGGAACCTCGAGGCCGAGGGCGGCGTGCTTCATGGCCCGGCTGATCTGTGTGACCTCCTCGCGGATCCGGTCCCCGGCGATCATCATCTGGGCGTGGTCGATCAGGAAGACCCCCGCCCCCTTGCGGCGCCAGCGGCGCATCCGGGCGATGAGCTGGTGAGGCTGGATGCCGGCGCACTCCACGATCACGAGCCGGTCGCCGAGCGCGTCGAGGCGCGTGGCGGCGGCGTCGATGAGAGCGTGCTCCTCCGGGGTCAGGCGCGACCTCTGGAGCCGCTTGAAGTCCACCCCGGACATGGACGACAGGATCGCCAGCACGATCATCTTCCGTGGCATTTCGAGGCTGAACAGCACCGCCGTGTGTCCTTTTGACGCAGCGTGTACGGCCACATTGTGAGCGAAGGTGGACTTGCCCATCCCCGGCCTTCCACCGGCCACGATCAATTCCCCGGGGCGGAAGCCGAGGGTGTGCTCGTCG